TTTCAGCTCAACAGGCAATGATTCGAGTTTGTCGGCCACGCTTTTAACGTCAAGATGATAGTCTTTCGGGAGGCGTGCTTGCTTAATGATAACAGCACCGCCGCGCGCTGTGTATATCTCGACGCTGTGTTCCTTGCCGTCTTTGAGTTTGATCTTAGTCTTTCGCTCGAACCTGTAATTTTCCTTTTCCGTCCACAAGGCTGCGTTCTGCATATAAATGTCGTAGAACGTCGTGTGCGCCTGTTTGACAGCCATTGTCTTTAATGCTGCGGCCGATGTGTCGACACCTAATTTTTTCAGCGCATAATTATAATATTTGGGGTTGTCACGGAGGAAATAAGGCAAAGACTTCGCCCGCTTTATTCGGTCGAGGTTCTTGCCAACCCAGTTCTTAAAAGCAACAGGCGGCCGCGACACCCGGTTGTCGCTGTTTGTGTCTGTCTTCTCTCCGTCGAGTATCTTCTGCGTGTCCCGCTTCATTTCGCCCTGTGTTTTCAAGACAGTTATAACAGAGCAGCGGCAGTGTGGGTGCCACCCTGTAAATTTGAAATCCTTGGGATAGCGTCCTTTCAGATCGTCGCAGATGTCCGGCACGGGGTGGTTCTTAGACAGGCGTATCTCAATACCCACGACAAAGTCAAACTGCTGCCAACGGTTGAAATCGGCCGTGTGGTAAGCGATGTTACCCTCTGTTATTGCGAGGCGGAGGGCGTTCTTATAACTCGACCGATAAACACCGCGGCCGGGGTGGAACGCCGCCTGTCGTTTCGACATGTGCAGCTCCCCGTCCTTTCCACGGACACGATGAAACCTCATGTTGGGATATTTGAGGTAGTCTTTCAAGTCCTTTGTCATTTCCTCGGCCGGAATGCCCGCACGGATATCCTCCTGTAAGGCTGTTTCTATCTCCGTTTTGAATTGCTTGGTATAGTTCCACACACGGTCAGACAAACGGAGGCCGTCGCGCCGCCTGTTGATAAACGCACGCTGTGCCTCGTCGTTGTTATTCAAGTAACGACTTTGCTGCTCCTCTGTCAGCTTACCCCACATGCCGCCGAACACCTGTCGGACGAGTTCGTTGTTCTTGTTATTGGCAAGCGTCCACGACAGGTCTATTCCGTTCACAATACAGGCGTACAACTGCCCATTGAGCTGCTGATACAGTTTTTCAAGCTCGACGGCGATGTCGGGACGTTGAAAAAAAGCTGTTTTTGCCGCTTCATTTAAGTTCTGTGCCCTTATTCCGAGTGCAGCGCATAATTGTACCGTCGTATCGAAAATCGCCTGTATTTGTCGCTCTATGGTGGCGAGGTTTCTGTTATGTTTCCTCTCGTAGGCCTTGAAACGGTTGTCGTTACTTTTAATCGTCATTGTTTCTTGTCTTGTCTTAATTTGAAATGCTCCTCACAGGCGGGGTCGCCGAGGAACTTACACCATTTGCCGTGCTCTGACTTTTCATCAAAGGGGCAACGGCAGAGGATAAGATGTCCATCGAGTGCCCGGCTGTGAGGGTCGTACATGTGGGCGCAGTCCCGGCAATGATAGCTCTCGGCTGCGCCCTGTTTCCTTTGCCTGTTCCTAACAGGTTGTCTCGTTCTGATCATAGTGTCGGCTCGAAAACGTCCTGTGTACTTTCGTTGGCAATCTCCTGGAGGGTCTTGTCGACGTTGTCACTGTGTCCATACTCCTCTATCGATTCACGCTGTGACATGATAGGCTTGCCACCGTTTGCAGACACGAGCCTGTTAACGTCCTCTTGGTCGTCACGGATAGAGAACGGGGTAATCTTGTTCTCAACAGGTAAGGCGTCGATGTCAGCGTTATACGTGCCGCCTGTCATAACCTTTAGGAACGACTTGACAACATTAACCTCGCGGTCGAAGCCCTCCTCGAGGCGGCCGCTTTCGTCCTTGACTTTCATCTGCGCGTCGATGAACAGTTGTTTGCGGCTCTCACCCGATAACGCCTGTTGTGACATCTTCTCGTAAGACCAATCGGGGAGCTGCAGCTGTGTGAAGAACTGTGACCGAAGCTCGTTGACATAGAATTTTAGGTTTTCAATGGCCTGTTCCCATGTCACATATTGTGCCGAAGCCCCTTTAGGGTACTGCATAACGGAGCGAAACTCCTTGTCGACGGACTTCTCGTCTCCGTACTGAATAACCTTGTCAGCGAAGACAATAAACAGCGGCTTGGAGTTCTTGCGGAGATAGTTTCCGTTGCGTGACAACGCCCACTCAATCTCGTAGACTGTTTTAGACATATTTTCCCAAATAGGACGCGGCCGCCACATATAGATTGCCGGAATCTTCAACAGGGTTATTTTCTCGTCCTCGACAATCTCCCATTCGCCGCTTGCGTCACTGAATTTGACATGGCGGTCTTTGGTATAAGCGTCGAAGAAATTAACAGCCTTATTTGCCACCTTGCGGTTGTATGCCACCGACATGGCTATCATGTCGCCATACTCGTCAAACAGCGGGTACAGATCATCGCCGAGCATGGGAGAGAAGTTGCGGACGCGAAGCTTCAGCGGGCTGTCGAATCCATACAGGTTATTCCGCTCCTCAACAGCGTACCACAGTGTCATTACCTCACAACAGGCAAAGAGCATATTCAGTCGTTCGACGTTAACGCTGTTGATACGCACACGGTCATAGATTTTCTCGAGCCACCCGGCGATCTCCTGTTGTTGTGTGTTCTGCGGGCGATAGATACGCTTCGGTGGAATGCCGACACAGAGCTCTGTCATACGTTTTGTGGCCAAACGCTGTAAGTCACAGGTTATGCGGGTGACATGTTCGACCCCGTCGTCGTTGATGATATCGGGGTACAGCCCTTTGTTCATAACAGGGTGTCGCTCGGGGTCGTATTCAGCGATAAGCCCCTTGTGCCCTGTCCACTTCGGTACAGAAATAATCTTCTGTTTCAGATAAGCCATAACCTCCTGTGGGGTCTTGGCAGCGATAAGTTCATCGAATGTCATAATGCATGAAAATAATTTTGAGTGTTGATATTTTCTATCACAGTTATTTTGTCTTGAAACGCGCCCTGTCGGCCTGTTAATAAGCGTTGCGGGCAATGCGCCCGATGTCTATCGGTCGGCGGTTTTCAACCGGGTAGAACGTGTTTGCGAGGGCGTCGAATTTATCCGGGCTTCGGCCGAGGCGTTCTTTGATGTCCTCCTTGGCTTCAATCTGTATCCGGCCGTCGGAACGGAACTTCCAATGTATCTCTTCGGCCTCCTCGTCGAAGCGTGCGTCGGGCGGCAACATCGCCCCTGTGTTATTCTTCGGATTCAGCCAATCACGGACACGCCAAAATAGGTAGGCACGCATATTGAGGAACTTCATCTGCTCGGTAACGTCGGAGAGGTCATGTCCGAACTCGTCGTGCGCTCCGTCGCTGAACTTGCAGCTGATGATATACTGCTCCTCCTGTCGGGAGGCCGTTTCAAGACAGCGGCTGTAAACACCCGCGCCCTCGCCGATGGTATCTATCGAGACGTACATCCGTGGGTGTACCTGTCGTCTGTAATGTATCTGTCCGGCGATCTTCATGTGGTCTGCCTGTCCGCCGCTGTTAATGGCCTCAAAGGATTTCACGAAACAGCCGACACGCTCAACATAACAGGTGCTGTCACGACCCATTCCGGCCACGTCAACACCTAACAGGCGAGGCTCGCGCAATGACTGTACAGGCTCGACACCACGCCCCTCCTCCCAACGTTTATGGGCGAGTTCAAGCCACTGCGGGGGAATAAGCACGTCCTCCGACACCTTGGGGAACTTGCCTAACACCTTTTTTCGGAACGTGTCATCCGGTCTGTACCACTGCCCCTCGAACTCGAAGTCGTCCTGTTCTAACAGGGCTTCCTCGGGCTGTATCTTGAAACACCAGTTTGCGAGCTTATCCTGTATCCACTCGTAATCGACCTGTCCGGGAAAAATAACCTTATGCTGCACGACATTCGGGGCTGTCAGTGAATTGAGGCGGAACTTCGCCCAACGGTCGCCCCTTTGTGAACGTGCGGCATATCCCACGGTTGTATTCGGGTTGAACACGAGGAGTATGCGGCTGTCATTCTGTAGGTTACCCTCTATGGCCTCAAAGGTATCGTCGGATATACCTGTCGCCTCCGTGACAACGAACATCGTATGCACAGCGTGAAATCCCGACCACGCCTCATGGTTGTGCTCGTCGGCCTTGAAACCTGTTAAAAACCATTCTTTGTTGCCGTCCATACGAATATCCGTCGAGTTAAGGCGGCCGGGGAGCTGAATGCCCCGCTGTTTTGCACGAGCATACAGGCGGGCGACCTCGGGAGCCATGATATTCTTAACCTGTCGGTCTGTCGGGGCTGTCATTGCGACCTTGGTATTCTCGACAAGCTCACCCCGCCTGTTCCAACGAGGTGTCAGATACAGGAAACACAGGGAAGCACAGGCCGCAACGAAATCCTTTCCTCGTGATGTGCCGCTGACAACCGATGTGCGGTGGTTGTGCTGCACGCTGTCGAGGATAGCCTGTTGTTCGCGGTCGAGGTTCGCTCCGAGGCATTCACGGACGAACTTATTCCAATCCGCCCTCCATTCGTCTATTCGCCGAATCCACAGCCGACGTTCTGTTTCGTAATTGCGTCTTAACATGAAAATATCCTGTTTTACCCTGTTTTCAGCCCCGTGGCGGGCTTTTCTCTGTGTTTTGGTATAGTTACACCATTGAACAAAAATAAGCCCATTTTGGGGCTTTTCTGCGCATCTGCCGCTTAACTACCGTGTCAAGGCCTCTATACAGAGCCTCCGGCACGTTTGATATCCTCCTCGGCGTCGTCAACCACGCCCGACTGTTGGAGGAAAGCGGCAAAGGACATCTCGCCGCTGATCTCCTGTTTCTCCGGGGCATAGAGGCCTAACAGGCGGCGGCGTTCCATGAGCTGCGCACGTATCTCGGCAATATACCGAGGGTCGCCCAATCCCTGTTGGCTGACTTTCTTCTCCTCCAAAGACAGTGTGTGGATTTGGCCGCCGCCCGGCTGTTGCTGCCCGTCGCCCTGTTGCCGGGGAATGCCCTTACGTTTGGTCGTTTTGACCTCGCTCTCCTCCTTGGAGCGTTCCCACTGTTCCCACAGCTCCTTACAGGTTTCGTCAATGCGGGCAAGCTCAAGCTCGAGGAGTGCGTCGGTGTCCTTGACACGGTCGTCACGCCACTCCTCCAACAGAGTGTCGATGTCACGTTTGACCGTGCCTGTTGACAGCGTGGGGAGGTCGAGGCGTGCCATAACCTCCGCTCGTATCTGCCTTATCGACCACCCTTTTTTGTACAGATCGCTGACAATATTCAAGCGGGCGATCTTCTTCTGCTTTATAGCTTTTAACTGTGGTGCTGACATAGTTTATACCTCCTTTGTTAACTTTAAGAAGTTCTGATAATACTCGAGGTTACAGGACGCAATCTCGATATAGCTTTTACCGAACTCGGGGAAC